CTTCTGCAGAAGTTGCGATTGATTCAACAACTTCAAGACCAATATCATAAGAAGGGTTAGTGCTATATTTGTCAAGAATTAATTGATCAGCTTTTACAACAACAAAGCTGTTCTCAATAAAATAGATGCCTTCTTGTAAGAAGGCAACCGAACCAAAACCAGTACCATTTGTATCTACGGTACCAGTATAACTACCTGATGTTATAGTTTCTCCATCATCAAAAACTGTTTCTGTATTAGTAGTACCACTATTTTGATAATTAACATAAATTGTATCAGGATCAGTTCCTGCAGCTGGTGCTACTGCAACAACCTTTGCAGTCAACCCAGTAGTTCCACCTGTAAAGGTTAAACCAATTAGATCATCTAAATCAGAAGCATTGATGGCGCTTAGTTTAACATAGTCTAAGTCTGTTTCAATTGTGGTGTGGCCCGGAATAACCATCGATCCTTCTTTGAAAAGATGACGGCCAACTGCCGAAACCTGATGCTGAAGCATCGATTGGATTTGAGTAAGTTCACGAGCTTGGACAGCGTGACCCGGACGGAATAAGATCCTATTATATTTTTCTTTAGGACTTAAGCCATCAGAACCAGCGACTGTAAAGTCGTCATAGTATGGTTCGATATTAAACTTAATTGCCATTGTTTATAACCCTTAAAATTCAAGTACAAGTTTGATTGTTTCGATCTGATCAGATGCTCTGTTAACTGGCGTTCTATTCTCAAGGAAGATAATTTCACCAGAGAATGGTTCGACTTCAGGATTATTTACTGCTGTTACACTTTGCCCAGTACCAGAGCCGCCGTTAGGTCTAACATTATCATTTGTAGTGAATGCTGTATAGCCTGTTTCTTCTGTTTGGTGGTATCGAATAATTCCATTTACTGAATCATAAGAATCAACAATACCTTTAGCATTTGTTACTGTACCTTCAAATACACTGTCAACTACAAAGGTTCCACCCGTTGCAACCACAAGATTTTTTGTAGCTGCTAAAGTCGATGCTGTGGCCACAGTAGTTGTGCCATAGTTATATGGATTTCTAATGATACCAATTTGTCTAAAATCGTTACCTACAATAAAGTCACCACCACCATCATCATAAACTAATCTTACGTTCATTGTGATATAGTGAGCTTTTAAATCTTCTCTTGGATCAGCACCAAATCCACCCTTTGGACCAAGTACAGCTTGAGCCGTAGCATTTGATCCACCGCCACCAGTAATATTTACTGAACAAACATTGTAGCCCGTTCCAGCATTTGTTACTTCGATTTCAGTTACAACACCAGCAACTACAGTTGCAGTTGCAGCAAGGTTACTACCATCGCCAGTAATATCAACTGAAGGAGTTGAGGTATAACCAGATCCGCCATTGGTTACTTTGATTGTATAAACTGCTCCATCAATTGCGTTTTGTTGAACGTCCCATTGGTTACTTAATGCGGTATCAGCACCAACACCTGGTTGTGTTTCAATATATCTTAAAGGAATAAACGCCGAAGTTAAGAATTTGTTCGAGTCGTCTGTAGATACAGTAAAGAGATATTTCCAAATGTAACCGTCAGAAGAAGTAAAATCAATAACACCATTTGTTTGAACACCAGTTGTATCTGGGTTCTGAGTTGAAATCCCGCCAGATTTCAAACACAAATAAACGTTGTTATTATCTGAAATAACGTAATATGCTTTAGTTGCTAAATCGGCGTCTTGGTCATCATATTCAAAATAAGTAGTACCTGAGATCCACTGATAACGTGGAACAGCATAGGTAATATCTGTATCAGTAATTTCTTTTAAGGAATGCATTCTCTGCCATGCATCAGTATGATAAGAATATGTATTATCATAAGGCACATCTGGCGAAGTGTCTGAAGTCCATTCCTCCGAGCGACCTACAAAGAGGTAATAGCTCGAGCTGTTGATTGCATCATCTACTAATTGCTTAGCAGCGTTCAATCTAAAGTTATTCGAAACGATGGCGGTCATTGTTTATTTACTCCTAAGATATCTCAATAACTGAATCAATGTTATATTTTACATTCTTATTTATAACATCTTGTACGGTGTATTGACTATATTGATCAATACCATTTGTATATCTGAACTTCAATAGTTCAAAATGATCTTGTGGTCCAAGAACAGTATCAGGTGTTCCTGGTCTAAATGATACCACAACCATAGATGCAACTACATTTCCAAGTGTCTTAACAAAAGAAGACTTTGCATCTACTGCAGGTATAATAATTGGGAACGGCAATCCACCTGTTTGGAAGCCCGGTTGAATAAATGGGAATGTTTGACCCAAGTTATCCAAGAACAATAGAATCTCACCAAAGAAGATAAACCCAGCAGGGTGAACCAATCTTGTGAAAGCATTCTTCCAATCATCGGTGTTAGCACCAGTTCGAAGAACATAAGAAAACTTTTGATAGAAAAACGAATCTTGAATTTTCTTATAATCATCTAAGAAACCATCATTAGTAGAAAAGCTTCCTGATCTATATATTTTAACAACGTCGCCTGCTGAGAGATCGCTGTCAAATTGAATACTATAATCCAATGTATTTGTTATTTCATTTACAACAACAGCTGAAGTCCAATCGGTATTTGCTACGTCATTTACAAATATAACTGGATTATCATAAATTAATTTACGACCAGAATCATCATTACCAGAAATTGTATCAGTAGTTGATGATACCGTATATTCAAAACTTGGTGTATATGAATTTGGATTGCTCGTTACGTCAGTCGTAAAATCTGAAAATCTTCCATCTGATGGAATAAGCATATCTTCCTTTGGAAAATATAATTCAACATCATCATTAAATAAGATTCTAAAAAATGTTTCAATCGAAGCTGGCGTACCGCGTGAACGATAAAACTCTGTAATTCTTTTATATAATAATCTTGGATCAGCCGAAAACTGCTGAGGAATTGTAGCACCAACTTCTTTTTGTAATTGGCTTAATAAATCTTCTTCAATTCTATCAATATCTCTTTGGACATCAATAGTATTAAGATAATGGCCAGAATCATTTGTATGCTCTAAAAAGTCTGCATACGATTTTACAGCCAAAATCAAATTTGGATAATTATGTGCAATGTGTTCTGGTACTAATTCATCGACAATTGATCGTAGAGTTAGACCATCTTGGTATTTACCATTATCCATTTATTAATGCCTTGATGTTGTTTCGTAATCAATACCAGCAGAAGTACCACCAGTAATCATAGTATCTACTGATCCACTAATTTGAGTTGCATCAATTAAAATATTTAACAATTCATTTCTCTTTGGTGCTAAATCATTTGATTCTGGAGAAACAGTAACTTCAATATAAGTTCCAGAGAATGCTGAAACATTAAAACCGTTTAGAGAAATAATACCGTTTTCTTCATCAATTGTACCAGCTTCACTATTTAATATTCGTTCATTAGCACCAGAACCAGTTACAATTTGTACTACACGAGATCCGTCATCTTTTTTACGATCTCTAAGAGTTGCTGTTCTACCTAAATAAGTAAACTCAGAACTTGACATAATTTTCTCATTTGATGTAGTTGTATAAAACTTAGATGAGAATTTTAATTCATATTTACGTTCTGTATTTAAAGTTGGAACAAATCTTTTCTTCATATATACGCGAACTGTAGAGTTAATAATTGATGGATCAGTATTATCAATTTGAGCTAACAAATTAGAATAACGGAACACACCATCAAATCTTTTTAGTTCGTTATTGTTATAACTTGAAATAGAATTTCTAACTAAAACACCGAGATCATCTGCAGACGATTCAGTTAGGTTTGGATTATATTTAAAGAATACTTCTAAATAGATGTAAGTATATGCAGGGTCAATAATTTCTGGTGTAATAGAAACAACGTTCTTTGGTTTTAAATATTGTCCAATGATTGTTGCTTTATCTTCGGTAGATAGGTATTCTGAATCTCTTGGTTTAATTGAAATAAACACTTTACCATAATCAGGTGGATCATTATCTTCACCACCCCAGACCGCAATCGCATCGATGTTTGGATAGTTATTTAGAATAATTGCTTTATAATCATCAGGTGTAACTGCTCGGTTCTGAGATACAAATCCAAGAGGTGCATTAAATTTAATTGAGTCAATATCTTCTTTGACAGATCCACCAGCAGCTTTTGAAATTGTAGTTACTGTTGCATCTGAATTACCTTGAATTGTATCTGCTAAAGAGAAGATAGAAGCTCCATTTGCTTCAGCAGCATCAGTTGTAACATATTCAATAGTAATTACATTACCATTTTCTGGTGTATTACCTAATACTCCATCACCAAAATAAATCTCGTATAAGCCATCAGTTGATTCTTGTAAGAAATATACGTTTGATTCTGAATCAATAGAAGTAATATCTGAAGCAAGCTCATAAGATTCAAAATCAGTAGATGTTGTTGATTGTTTAACATTAACAACTAAAGTAGAAGTTACAACATTATTTGCTGGAATAATAAATTTTTCATTTGTATCTTTATCGTAAATATATTCGATAGTTTTATATTTACCTTGAATCAATTTAATATTTTGGAACTTATATTGTCCTGCAGAGTTACGAATAATTGTATTTGTAATATCAGTAACAAAAGTATAAGTCTTACCAGATATTAGAGTAGAGAATTGTGTACCTTTATTCATTACCATTGGAATAAAGTCACCGTCAGAATTTGTAACGTTTTGAGGATTATTAATTAGTATATCAATATATGCAATTGGAGCATATGCAGAACGAGGTGTATAACCTAATAATTTTGCATGAGAAACTACTGAACTACGAAGTTGTGCTGTATCTAAATACGTTTCATTCAATGCCATATTAGCGTTTAAAGCATTAAAGTGAGTAATATAAACCAAAGCATCTAGCAAAGTATTAGCTGCTGATCCTTCAAAGTTAGTATCTTTTAAAATATCGTCTTCGGATAAGTATGTAATAAGATTTTGCTTAATATTAGCAAAATCCATTTCCGAGACATTAAGTCTTTTGTTTTTATCGATTGCCATTATCTTAGTCTCTCTACTACAAACTCTACAGAAGTTGTAGAAACTTCCGGAGATATAATTTGAATTTCTAAAGTTATCCTTAAAGCGTTTCTATAATCTAGATCTACAACATCTACACTTAATACTCTAACACGAGGTTCATGGTTTCGAAGAGTATTTACAATTGTTGTTTCAACAGCTGCTTTTGTAATATCATCGAAATTTTCAAATAGATACGCGTATAAGTTACCACCCAACTCTGGATTAAATGGCCTCTCGCCTCTTTGTGTTAATAAGATATTGATAACAGATTGTTTGACTGCCTCTACGTCTTTCTTCAGAACAAAGTCCTTTGTATTCGGATTCAATCTAAACTTTAAGTCTAGATCCGAATAGTCGTTTATTCTTGAATTGATTCCGGTTGCTGTAGCCATGTAGTTATTTATACCTGTTCTATGAAGTTGCGTATCCTAATGGACCTAAAACTGCTTGTGCCCAAGGATACCTTGGAAGACTAGTTCTCGAACCAGAATTTCCCCAAGCTCGTTTACCACCAATATCAACATGAGTAAATGAGTTATAAACACCAAATCCACGAATTCCAGCAGTATAACATACATTAATAAAGTTAGCTCTATCAGATGTAGACCAACCTTGTTGTACAATATCACAAGCATTTCCCAACATATGCTGACTGCTTGTAGCACCACCAACTGATTGATTATATGCTGGAGATCTATATGCTGATGTGATAGTTAATGTTACACCAAGAGTAGATGCAACGTTTTCTAATATATCTCTTAGTTCTTCTTTAATTCTTGGATCTGTATGTGGTAAAAAGTTTAAACCAGGTGTTCCACTAGCGTCGGGATTCGGACTATCTGATTCACCGGTTTCTGCAGCTGGAGTATTTTGAACTCCTTCAACATTATTAATTGGACTAGTGTTACTATATCGATCTTCGGTAAATCCGTTTGTTGCTCCAATACCACCATCGCCGTATTCAACTGCTTCAAAAGTTTCAGGATCATTACCAGCTGCTTCTTCAACTTCAGCGCCTTCAACAACTTCTGTTGCAAATGCTTCTACACTTGGAAATTCCTGTACATCAAGAATAGGTTCGAATATTTCAATATTAAAAGTTTGAGCAATTGCTTCTGCATTTGTTGCTACATAAACTGTACCATTCGCACTTGTCATAACACCAGCATCTGCCGGTCCAGTAATATAACCTACCTTACTACCATGTACATATACTGTAGGAGATCCATGTCCCACAGTAGCTACGTGAGGTGCACAAGGAGGAGATGGAGGGAATGGGTGAGCAACTGTAGGATCTCCTTTACGAGAAACTAATAATCCTTCAATATAAACATCACCTTGGCCAGGTGTATCTAAGGTTGTTGTCGCCGCGCAAATATGTCCAGTTGATAAGCTATCAGTATTTCTAATTGCTAATTTACCCATTAAGCTCTCTCCCATCCACGACTATTATCGGATCTTTCAAACGCTGCAAGAGCTGCAGGTTCTCCGTATAGTGTATAGGTTCTACCTTGGTACTTCCATGTTGTTGGTGGTAATTCACGATTAACATTAAATGTAGCTAATGAACCATCTGATCTTACAGCTCTGACAAAATTAGTTTCAACTTCGTTATCTCTAAATCTTGTATTAAATAAGTTAATATAAAATTCGCCAAATAATACACCATCAGGTAATGCATTAGCATAAAAGTAATCCATAATTTGTTGATGTAATCTATATTCGTCAACACCTTGTTCTGTAAACCAATCAGCAACTTGATCAAGCTTTGCACCTGAAATAACTTGTGACATCCTTGTTTTATCTAAAAACCAGTAATATAATTCATTACCATCAGTAGTAATATTATTAAGCTCTGGATAATTAGAGCCTCTGAAAGTTTTTACAGTGTCTGCGAGTTTAACTCTATAGTAAGCCGTAAATCCAGCTTCAATTTCCATTTTAAAGAAATCAACGTCATCTTCATCTGACTCAGAAGAATATCCTGGATAGTTAACAACAATAGTATCCATATATTGGTCTAGATCTTCGTATGCTAATCTTTCGCCTTCTCTAAATACTTTTACTTGCTCCATATATTCATTCATCATTGAAGATAAAGAACCACCACTAAAATCTGGAATAGAAGTAGAAATCTGAGAAGGTGTAGGAAACTCAATTGCTCTAGTTTCAGTTCTAACTTCACCAGTTTCTGGATCTGTAACTTCTATTGTAGTCTCTTCTAACTTAGGAATCTGATCACAAATCTGATCTGCAATTGTTGGAATATCATCTGCTGAACTAAGTCCTTCAATACCAAGAGAAGAAAAATCACCAGCTAAAATTTGAGATATATTTGGAGGGGTTTCACCCGCTTCAGTAGCTTCATCAATTTTAGCTTGTACTGTAGAAAAATCTCCACGAAGTACAGCTGCCATATCAATACCAGTTTCATTTTTAATATAGTTTTGTGTAGCATCTAAAGTTGGAGGGAATGAACCTAAGCCCATTTCCTCTAGCTTTTCGTTCATGTCATCCCATGCTTCACCAAACTTCTCATTTATTTTACGATAGTTTTCAGCAAATTCTTCGGCAGTTGTAGAATTTCTAAGAGCATCGACTAAATCTTGTAGCTTAGGATTATCAGGTAATTCGGGTACGAACTCACCTATTTTAGATTCAAGCTCACCTAATTTACTTTGTAAATCCGCAAGGGCTCCTTCACCGGCCTCCATAAGACCTTTCATAGAATCTTTTAGCCCTTTGGCCGCATCTAATAATGGATTATTTCCGCAACTCATTTGTTAGCCCTTAGTTTAGATCAATACGTGTAGCATTAATATCAATATTACCCGTAACAGTCGTTGTTTGATTGCCACCAATACTTTCATTAACATCTGTTTTAATTGTTAAGTTTAAGCTTGATGGTGATTCAATCTTAATATTATTTTGTGATGTTACATTATAACCACCTAATGTAGTTGCACTTGTACCACTCTTTGAGAATTGAGTAATGTTTGCAAATGAAGTAACATCGTAATTCTGTGTGATTGTATTTTCCCAATCTTTTTGTACACTCACA